GTAAGGGAAGCGAGAGAGGAGCTTAGAAAGGCACAGGACTTATATGGAAAGTCTATGATTGCAGTTCAGGCTATTGAGAACAAGAGAAGCGAACTTGATAATCTTGTAAAACTTTACTGTGCTGGTTATTTCTCGACAGTAGACAAGAAAGGTGGGTCTGAGAAGGAAATCAGAAACGACATCAGAAGAAATCTTAATAAGGAAGGAGAATGAGTATGATTAACAAGAAATTTGCTGGTCTGAACAAGAGATTCGCAAGAAGCTACGAATCAAGGGAAGATAGGAAGGTGAGCACAATCAAGGCTCTTAATTTCAAGAAGATTGGTGGTGTGGAGTTCTACAAGCCTGAGGAGGGGAGCAACGCCATCGACATTATTCCATACGAGATTAAGACCAAGAATCACCCTCTCGTGAGAACAGGTGAAGCACAGATTGGGGAATGGGATTACCTTCTCGATTATTTTGTGCACAAGAATGTGGGAGCAGGCAACGCACAGGTCGTATGTCTCAAGAACACTTTTGGAAAACCTTGTCCAATCTGTGAGCAGATGGCTAAGTTCCGTAAGGATGGAAAGGACAACGAAGCCAAGGCTCTTAAACCGTCAAGAAGAGTTTGCTACAATGTAATCGACCCTAAAGACGGCAAGGTGAAGATTTTTGACACCTCCCACTATCTGTTCGAGAAGGAGCTTATCGAAGAAGCTCGTGACGGTGGAAACGGAGAGTATGTTATGTTCTCACACCCTGAGAACGGTAAGACAGTAAGTTTCCGTGCAGTTATGGAGAAAGCTCCTACAGGTGAGTATCTCAAGTTCAAGGGATTCAAGTTCCTTGACAGAGACCCTATTCCAGAGGAGAAGCTTGAGAAAGCAGTATCTCTTGATGAAGCCATTACAGTTCCTACATATGATGAGGTTGAGAGACTTTTCTTCAACGCAGATGATGTTGAGGAGAGTGTGGAGGAGAACGACATCGACACAGAGGAAGTGAAGGAAGTTGTCAGAGGAGCAGAACCCAAGGTTGTGGAGACACCGACAGAGATTAAGAAGACCAAGAAGGAAGAGAAATCTGACAATCCTTGTCCTTGTGGTCATACATTCGGAATTGACGCTAATGTGTTTGACGAGTGTGATGATTGCGATATGTGGGATAAGTGCTGTAAAGCGAAGAATAAAGGTTGATTTTCTATGAGAGTTTAATCTTTCCCCACCTTTCATAACGAAGGGTGGGTTTTTGTGTATAGGTAGGTTTTATGGCGAGATATAAGAATAGAGAAAAATACAACTATGAGATATATAAGAAGCGTAAGATATATACTCCTAAATACAGACCTGTCACATTGACCGAGCTTGTTAGCATTTTCCGTTCATACGGAATGTTTGTGACTTTGCACAGTATGAAAAAACTGTATTATATAGGTTTCCGTTGCGGGTGGTTGAAGCATAGGTCAGGAAGATACGCCAAGACAGATAAGCACCATAATAGAAAAAGGCTTGTTCTTGATGAGAACAGATTTAAGAAATGGATTTCATATAAGACTGGTATTGTTCCTGATGGATATAAGAGAGCTGTGGACTTTGCAGAAGATTTTGGGGTCACATACGGTGCTATAAGGAATTTTATTTCTTTGAATAAAAAAGATGGGTTTCCTATAACTAAAGTACGAGTAGGAAGATGGGTGTATTACAATGAAAATGAGTTCAAGGACTTATGGATTGCACATAGGTTCAGAAATAAGTAGGTTCAGATTTATGAGTGAAGATAAGAGCATTTATTTTGGTACGGGGTGTAAGCTCCTTGATATGGTTGTGGGTGGAAACAAAGGTGTGTTCGGTTTTCCAGCAGGAAAATTCGTCAACATTGTCGGTGACAGAAGTAGTGGCAAGACCTTTGTATCAAATGAGATTATAGCAAACGCTTATTACAAATACGGTAAGAAATTAAAATGGGTCTATGATGATTGCGAGAGTGGTTATTCCTTTGACACCAACGCTATGTATGGTTTTGAGATTAAACCTCTCGATTCACCTAATTCGACCACAGTAGAGGAAGCGTTCTGCAATATCTCCAATTTCGCAAATTCCCTAAAGGAAGGACAAGTCGGTATCTATGTCCTTGATTCCCTTGACGGTCTTACTTCCAAGGAGCAAGACGACAGGGCAGAGGAGAGAGTTAAAGCTTTCAACAAGGGTAAGGAATTTGACAAGGGTTCTTACGGAATGGGAAAAGCGAAGTATCTGTCGCAGGAGTTTTTTCCTCAGCTTTGTTCCGTTATTCAAGATAAGAATATTTTAGTTATCATAGTATCTCAAGTAAGGGATAATGTGGAAATGTTCTCATTCGAGAAGTATTCAAGAGCTGGTGGAAAGGCTATGGATTTCTATGCCCATACAGTTCTTTGGCTTGCGACACGGAAGAAGATTGTGAAGAAGGATTCAGACGGTAAGGAGAGAAGTGTGGGTGTGGTTGTTGAAGCCAAGACATCTAAATCCAAGACACCGAGACCGTTCAGAAACTGTATGTTCACACTTATCTACGATTATGGTCTTGATGATGTGGGAAGCTCCATTGATTATCTGTTTGAGCTTAGGACAGAGAAAGGGGAATTGAACGCAGATTCCAAGAGTGTATGCTGGTCGGAGGGAGAGAAACTCGGTAAGGTCGCATTACGGAAATGGATGAAGGAGACCGATGTTGATGGAGAGCTTATTCAGTCTATGTTTGAGAAGAGCAAGTTTGATGAAGCTATTGATTTCATAAATTCAGATGAAAGGGTGAAGAATCTCTTTACTCAGAAATTCGGTGAGAGAATGAGCAGAGACGAGCTTGTTGGTTATATCGAGAACAACGGTCTCTCTGATGAACTTGAGAGAAGGGTTGTGGAGAAATGGGAAAACTCTGAGGACAGCGTTAGGACAAACAGGATAAGGAAATATTCATCACAGTTGTCCTCGGACTGTTAAATATTCGTTTCAGAATGTATAATAAGGTATGAGGGAACAGATGTTGCTTTCATAAGGTTACTCCTATCACCCACCTCTTTTGGTAATTTTGAGGTCGGGTGACGGTAAGACAAGGTTTTGGCATACTTGTCAGCCAGTACCGATAAAGCTGGTTTTTTTACGAGCATAGTTCAATGGTAGAACAGAGGTCTCCAAAACCTCAGATGTCGGTTCGATTCCTTCTACTCGTGTAATCTTTATAAGATAGGATGGGTTTATGAAGGAATTTTATTTTATTTTTCATTACACAAAAGAGAATGTCGAATTAAGAGAAAGTTTAGATTCGCTTGGAATCTTCAAGGAGTTTTCAAGTAGAGGTATGACCAAGGAATCTGAAGGTATCGCAAGATTCAAAATCAAGGTTAAAAACAATATCAGTATGGAAGACCTTATTGATAGGCTTGAGAAATATTACAGTAGGAATGGCTACAATTATGTATGTATTGGTGTCATTCCATTAGGAGAGATAAATGTTCGCTGAAGGTAATGTGGATTTAATAAGAAGTGCTATCTTGAATGAGCTTAAGAGTGCACAGAAGAAGTTTGGGGAGACACATCATTCTGACCACGAGGGTTGGAGTGTTCTTCTTGAGGAGTATGAGGAAGCCAAGGCAGATTTGAGTATCATCAAGAGCAAGATAGACACGCTTTGGGAGCAGACCAAGGAGAATGATGTGGACACAAAGGATTTGAGTTTCCTTATCAAGATGTCTGTGCTCCTTGCTTTGGAGAGCACACAGATAGGTGCTATGGCTTGCAAATGGCTCTATGGCAAATATAAGGATATGGTGAGTATAACCTTGAACGGGGAGATTGTGAATGAAAGACCTGAATCTGAATAAAGAGGAGAGAGAGACCCTTATAAACTCACTCTGTGATTATATGGGTGCTTGCGATTTCCAAGTTAAGACCAACAAGGATTTGGATAACAAATGCAAGAAAGTGTTTGAGAGCAGAATCCATTTCTGTTCCAAGATGATTAAGAAGATTGAGAACAGTATGAAGAAGATAAAGGTCTCCTCTGCCAAATCCAAGGGAAGGTCGTTCCAATATTGGGTATGTGAGAAGATAGGCAATCTTATTGGAATTGAGTTTGTACCATCGAGTGATGACTGTCTTATCCAATCACGACCTATGGGTTTGAATGGGGTTGATGTTGTCTTGAGAGGAGAAGCGAAGAAGCGTTTTCCTTTCTCAGTTGAGTGCAAGGCGTGTGAGAATCTCTCCATAGGTGAATGGATTAAGCAAGCTAAGAATAACACCAAGGAAGGTGAGGATTGGCTTCTTGCGATTAAGAAACAGTCGGTGGGCAATCCTTTTGTCGTTATGGATTGGGAGACTTTTGAAAGGATTCTCAGAAAATGACTGATTATAAAGATAAGATTATCTTAGGTGACTGTCTTGAGAATATGGCAGAAATGCCTGATAATTGTGTTGATGTCACATTCACAAGTCCTCCTTATGCAGAAAAAGGTCGTGGGGAATTTCAGACCACTAACCCTTGTGGAACTCATAGAAAATATAAAGTTGTAGAATCTTATGTCGGAGAAGAATGGTATGATTGGCAGATTAAAGTCATAAACGAATGTCTCCGATTGAGCAAGAAGTGGGTTATATATAATATCGGCTGTATGGCTCATATGAGACCGTATATTTATAAACTTATAGGGTATTATGCTGACAGAATACACGATATAATTGTGTGGGCAAAACCTAATGGACTTCCCTGCGGGACACCTAAATCTATCTCCAATACTTATGAGTTTATATTTCTCATAAAGAAGAACCCTAAAGATATTATTCATACTAATTCTGATTTTTTCAGAAATGTGATAAATCTGCCTGTGAATAACAATGAGTTCAGTAATATTCATCACGCAGTTATGAGTAAATCTCTCTCTGATTTGTGCATAAAGGAGTTCACTTCCGAAGGTGATTTGGTTTTAGACCCTTTTATGGGATTGGGAACTACTGCTTTGAGTTGTCTTCAACAGAATAGACATTATGTTGGTTTTGAGATATATGAGCTTTATTATAACAAATGTCTTGCGAGGGTTGAGGGTAGACATCAGGAAGTCGGTTCAGATTGTGAGGGTTTGATATTTGATTGATTTCGCTTCAATGTTCAGAGATTATAAGGTTGATTTCATTCCAGGAGATAAGAAGATGAGGTGGGTCAATGTGACTTGTCCTCTTTGTGGCGATAGGACTGAGAACGGTGGTTTCAATCAAGAAGGTGGATATTATCATTGTTGGCGTTGTGGCTCACATCATCTTGACGAGGTTCTGCCACAGATTCTCGGTGTTACTCCTTCTCATATAAAGAACATTCTTAATCAATATAAGACAAGAAACCTTATGCTCGGTTATCTCAACGATAAGGAGAAGAAAGTCTATAATCTCGATTTCAATTTTGACGATTTCACCAAGGGAGAAAGGGAATATCTTGAGAAGCGTGGATTAGACCCGAAGGAACTTCACGACAAATATGGCGTGAGGGGTGGTGGTCTTGTGGGTGAATGGCGATATAGGATAATGATACCTCTGATTGTGAATGGTAAGGTTGTATCTTATATAGGGAGAACCATTCTATCCAAGAAGAGAGCAGACGAGCTTCATATTCCTCGTTATAAGAATTTATCTAAGGAAAATTCTGTTGTAAATTCCAAAGATGTGCTTTTCAACATAGACCATTGTAAGAAAGATACTATTGTGCTTACAGAGGGTTGTTTTGATGTGTTCAAGCTTGGTGATGATTTCTGCTGTTCCTTGGGTACAGAGCTTACAGAGAATCAGCTTAAATATCTTACAGAGAATTATAAGAAAATCTATATAATGTTTGACAATGAGATTGAAGCACAGAAGAAAGCAAGGAAAGTGGGTATGAAACTTGTGTCTATGGGTGCTGATGTTGAGGTGGTGGACTGTTATTCTGATTTTGGGGTTAATGATGGTGGTGAGCTTAATTCTTTGCAAGTTAAAGAAATAAGAGAATTTCTGTCTCTCTGATTCAAATTTCAGTTTCAAATTATATAATAAAGTATAGAGGTATTTATGGATAATGAGGAAACTTTCGTTCATACATTGATTTATGATAGGAACACAGGACTTCTGAAAGATGAGTTCTTGTTTCCTTATACACCTATTGTGGAAGACCATTGGGTGAATGGAAGCTATAAACCTTGTTATACTTTTCATTTTCCATCGGGAAATGTGAGTTTTTATCCTGTGAAAGATTTCAGATGGGAACATAAAGGAGGGTTTTATGTATGAAACATAAGAAATGGGTTATTGAAGTTATCAAAGGCGATGAAGTTGTCAGAAAGTCAGACATTGTTTTGGCTTTTGATTGGTATGGGGTTATAGAAGATAAAGTATATAAAGATATGAAGAAAACTTTAATCGGTAACGAAAGATTAAATATAAGGTTGGCAAGAAAAGATGAGATTATGGCATTATAAACTGATTCCAGTTCTTCCAAAAAAGCAATTACTTGGTCAATGGAGAGAATTGTGGGCAATTCTTGGTAATATTAAGAAATATGGAAACCCTAATCATATCTTAGTTAATAAGATTATGAACTATCATTGTGTTCATCTTTCGCATTATGCTGATTCTATTTATGAAGAAATGATTAAAAGGGGTTATAAACCAAAGCGTTCTTTTGAGGATTTTCAAGATGTCTTAGTTGAGGTTTATCCAGATGTTGAAACGAAAGATGAATATTGTGGTGGTGTTTTCAAAGGTTGGCACAATTATAGATATTTTGTTCAATGTTATTACAATCTTGAGGAGAAATATGACTGTGGTGGTATCACAGATGAGGAATGGGATAAGATTCAAGAAGTTGCTGACGATATGATAAAAAAGGAATTTGAGTTATGCGACAAGGTGTTGGGGAGAGCAGAATGAAAGTTAAGTGTGCTATACCTGCAAGGATTAAGGAATGTGGTGGGTGCGAGTATTATATATTCCCATACATCACCACAACGAGTGGGGGCGAAACCATTGACAGTCCACCAAGATGTATGGCAGGAAGGGATTTACCGACACAGAAATCCCCTTGTCCAAGCTATGAGAAACGGATGCCACATATATATGGGAACAGGAGAGCAGAATGAGAATTAAGATTATCAAATCAGAAGATTTATATGACCTTGAGGTGATGGTGAACAAGTTTATAGACAAACTTGAGGATAGATATGTGAAGGACATAAAGATTTTCTGTTCACCTTCTGTTATGGGCAACATTTATGGTGCTATGCTTATAACACTTCCTAATGTTGTGGAGAAATAATGAGTTTCAAGATTTACAACGATGATTGTGTAAAGATTATGAAAACTCTCCCTTCCAAGTCCATTGATATGGTTCTTACAGACCCACCATATATGTTCTCACAGAAAGGTGGTATGAAAGGGTGTTTCAGTAAATGGGCAAGAAAGATAAATGATGAGATTGATTTTATCTCCAAGGGTTTCGACCAAGATATTGTGTTCAACGAGTTCTTGAGATTATGTAAGATTCCCAACATTATTATCTTCTGCTCAAATTCACAGTTAGGGAAGACGATAACTTTCTTTGAGAATCTTGACCTTAAGGTTGATGTTCTTGTATGGAGCAAGACCAATCCAATTCCTTTGTGCTTTGGAAGTTATGTCTCTGATATTGAGTATATTGTCTATGTCCATTCAAGAGGAAGCTGTTTCAACAATGATGTTCCTTTTGATTATAAGAAGAAGACCAAGAGATACCCAATCATCATAGAGAACATAAGCAAGTTCCACCCAGCACAGAAACCTGTGGAAATGCTTGAGGAGCTTGTTGAGGTTCATACTAACTTAAATGATGTTGTACTTGACTGCTTTATGGGTAGTGGGAGCACAGGTGTGGCTTGTATGAGAAGGAAAAGAAATTTTATAGGAATTGAGATAGAGGAAAAGTATTTTGATATAGCCAAGATGAGGATAACATCTGAGGAGAAAGACAATACGCTTCTTTGGGAGGAAAATTTATGAAAGAGTTCAAGAGTTTTTTCAAGACAGTAAGTGGAAATGAGGGTGATAAATGCAATTATCCTACAAGACTTGACACTTATGGTTGTGGTTGTCAGCACGATTGTTCCTACTGTTATGCCAAAAGTCTGCTTGATTTCCGTAATCTTTGGAATTCACAAGAACCTTCTGTCGCTGATATAGATAAGATAAGGAAGACAATAAAGAAGATTCCCAAAGGTTCAATCATAAGGCTTGGTGGAATGACTGACTGCTTTCAGCCTATCGAGAAGATATATAAGATAACCTATGAGACCATAAAGGCTCTTAATGAGAATAAGATAGGGTATCTTATCGTGACTAAATCTGATTTGGTCGCAAGTGATGAGTATATGGCTATCCTTGACAAGAAGCTCGCACATATTCAGATAAGCGTGACTACCACAAATGACGAGCTTTCAAAGACCTATGAAAAGGCAGTCGTTCCTTCAAAGAGGATTGAAGCGATAGAGAAGCTTCAGGCAAATGGTTTTGATGTGGCTCTCCGATTAAGTCCGTTCATTCCTCAATATATAGATTTTGATGTCTTGAATGATATTAAATGTGATAAGATTCAAGTCGAGTTCTTGAGGGTGAACACTTGGATAAAGAAATGGTTTGACCTTAATTTCTCTGATTATACAGTAAAGCAGAGCGGGTACAATCATCTTCCATTGGAGAAGAAGATAGATTATCTCAAGAAGATATACAACTTCAAGGAACTGTCCGTATGTGAAGATGTGAGTGAGCATTATGAGTTTTGGAGAGATTATGTCAATTATAATAAGAACGATTGTTGTAATTTAAGAGTGGAGGAGATATGAGCTTTGACATTGAGTTCGGTGTTATGGTTAAAGGTGCTGACAAAATTATTCCTTTCACTACACCCGAATGTGACCACCCAACATATAATATAAGTATAATGCTTAGAAAGGCTATGGGTTGGGAGTTTGAACAGCATAAATGGTATAAGGTTAGTGAGGTCGAGCAATATATTTATGGTGGATATTGCGAGTTGATTGCCAAAGAATATAAGTATAAGCAATACAACGACCCTAATGGTTGGGGAACTACCCATACTGCCATAGAAACACTCAAGTCTATTTTAGATAAGATAAACGAGATATACGAATCTTATGATTTGAGTGATGAATATATCTATATAAGGTGGTGAACAATGCAGACAGATGATATTGTTAAGCTTAATCCTCCAAACCAAGTGAATTGGGACAGTTTTTGGAAGGAAGCCAAGGAAGCTGGTGAGGAGTTTATGAGGAAAATCAAGGAGAAGGGTGTTGACACTCCTAAGAAATAGTATTATATTATAGATACAATAAACCACTAAACCCAAATTATCCAAAAGAGTGTCGCAAGGTGCTCACACACAAACCTCTGATGTAAAAGTCAGAGGTTTTTTATTTTATTTAAGATTTTTGAACAAATATTCTCGTCAGAATGTATAATAGGGTACAAAGATAAAATGAAATAAGGAGAAAACGAATGAGCTACGGATTATTAAATTATGATTGGATGATGAGTGTGAAAGAGAAACCTTGGCACGGTATCGGTACTGTGGTTGAGGAAGCACCTACAAGCGAGGAAGCTATAAGAATAGCTAAATTGGATTGGACAGTACAGCAGTTCCCTGTATACGCCAATAATGAGCCGATAGAAGGATATTTCGCCAATATCCGTTCTGACATCAACCACCCTCTTGGAATTGTGAAAGGAAGATATAGGATTGTGCAGAACTCGGAAGCTTTCGGATTTGTTGACAATATCATAGGAAGCAAGGATATGGAGTGTCGCTATGAGACTGCTGGTTCTCTTTTCAATGGAAAGCGTATCTTCCTTCTCGTTAGACTGCCAGACAAAGATGTGCTTGGTGACAAGATTGAGAACTATATGTTCTTCACCAATTCCCACGATGGAAGCAAATCCCTTATGGCTGGTGTATCAAGCGTGAGGGTTGTGTGCAACAACACCTTGCAGTTGGCAATCAAGAACGCAGAGAGACTTTGGGTATGCAGACATACAGTTTCTATCCAGGACAAGGTGTTTGAAGCAAAGGCTTCCCTTGGTATGGCTATCACTTATATGAACGGTATGAGTGAGGTGGCAGAGGATATGTACGCAATCAAGATTGATTCCGACACATTCTTCAAGAGACTTGCTGAATCTCCTATGATGGTCAACATCGCTGAGAAGAACCGTAATCTTATGATTGAGAGAATGAGAATTATCTCCAAGGAGAAAGATGATTTGGTTGAGTTCAAGGACACAGGCTGGGGAATGTATAATGCAGTCGCAGATTATATCTCTAATGCAGTTCCTCTTAGAAGAAGCTCTGTGTTTGAGGAGAAGAAACTCGCTTCCTTCTTTGATGGCAACAAGCTCCTTGACGAATCTCAGAAGATTATTATGAGTGCGTGAGAGTGGCTATGGATATGACTAAAGCAAACAAGATAAGCACAATCATAGTCCTTCTTATGTTGGGTATAGCCTTGGGAGGTCTAATCACCTCCCTTTGGTTCAATGTCCTTGATGACCATACGGATAAGATGTTGAGTGAGATTGCGAAGGGAACAGACGGTCTTGCTTCGGAGAAGAATCTTTTCTCTAATTTAGGTGTGGAAATGAGGAAGTTTGATTTTGAAGCACATACATCTAATGAGTATAAGTCAAACCTTTTCGAGAAAGACGGGAAGGAAGATGAAATCACCATCAAGTGCTTATGCGAGACCGATGTTCCAAGGGTTATGTACCCTATGCTCATATACAATATGTGTGAGTTCTTTGACCTTGACCCTTATATGTGCCTTGCTATGGTGTATATCGAGAATGGTGAATTGAGGGAGGATTGCGTTCACCTTAACTCAAATAAGACAAGGGATTTGGGTCTATGGCAACTCAATGACAAGTATATCTCTTATTTCAAGGACAAATATTGGGATTTTAACTTTGACTTTGATTGCTACAATGGTGCTCACAACACTTATGTCGCATTGAAGCATATCAAGACTTTACATAAGTTGCTTGGGGATTGGAAGAGGGTTGTAATGGCTTATAATTGTGGATATACTAATGTTGAGAGGGGAACAATACCACAAAGCACATTTGAGTATTGGGATAAGGTTGAAGCTAAAGCCAAGACCCTTCTTGACGAGAATTTTATGGAGTGAGAATATATGAGAAGCAAGGATTATGTCATTGACTTGATGGCTACAGGAGCCAAGATAAAGGATTATAGAACCAAGAAGGGAATTAGTGCAGTAAAATTGGCACAGATGCTTGGTCTTGCTGGCAAGATTGCTGTGCACAAATGGGAGAGTGGCGAGAACGCTCCCACAATAGACCATCTTATCGTTATGAGCAAGATTTTTGGTTGCAAGATAGACGATATTGTGGTCTCTCTCTGATTTCCTATGAAAGCGATGTTGCATAATGGTAGTGCAGGAGATTTTGGTTCTTCTCGTGGAGGTTCGATTCCTTCCATCGCTGTAAACACCCTCGTTGAGGGCGTAATTATTTCAAGTGAATCCCCACTCACTATAATCAGTAGGGGCGTTCAGTCTTTTTTATTTCTTGGGTACGGTAACTCCCCTATTCTTACCGTACCCTCTTATTCAAAATAGTTTCAGAGCAAAAATTTGGGGTCTCTGAGACATTTTGATACGAAATTGGGGAAATTATATCTCTAATTTGTTTGAACGGTCTATATGGGGTTTTATGAGAAATGGAGATAAAGGAAGTTTTTACCGTCTCTGATTTCGAGACGATTAAGGATTCTCTCAATGACTATATGATGAGCTTGCAGGTAGGATTTTATCCACAGAATATGGAGACAACCATATTCATAGGTGAGGAGATAGACAAATGCAAGAATGTTATGGAAAAAATAGATAAATTATTACAAGATAAGGAGTTGTGATGTGTGGAACAAGATTAAGAAAGCTTTTGTGTGGATTCTTAGTATTCTCGGTGTTGTCGTTGGATTTCTGTTGGGCAGAAAAAGTTCTGACAGACGAGGAGTGGAACAAGGTGAAGCAAGCCTACGAAGAATTGAAGAAAACGGAAGAAGAACAGCAGAACTTAATGAAAGAGAGGGAGCAAGAATTGACCAAGAGAGAGGAGACCTTGAACGAGAGGGAAGGGAGCTTGGCAAGGAAAGAGAATCTCTTGAAAGAGAGGGAGAAAGACTTAAGCGAGAGGGAGAAGTTGCAGAAAGACGACAGCGAGCAACAGAAACTCTTGGAGAAGTCATTGAAGCAGTCGAAAAACGAGGTTAGAAAGCAGAAAGTTAAGACTTTGCTTTATGGAATTGGTGGAACTGCTTTAGGAATCCTCTGTGGATTTATCGGTTACAAAATTATTTCCAGATGATTTTACCGTCTCTGATTTTCATATCAAAATTTTTAGCGTCTCTGATTGTCTGCATTGTGGTTCATATCTTATTTCATATCTCTGATTTGCTGATACTCTGCACGAACACCACAAGCAGATTCGAGAGACGCTTGTTCACAATCTTATCTCTGATTTGCTGGGTCTTGTCCACAGGTTTTGTCTATCTTCTCATTTTCCGTCTCTGATTATCTCTGATTTCTGTCTCTGATTTGTTTCGGAAAACATATCTCTGATTTGTCTGAAAAACCGTCTCTGATTTATTTTCAAAAATTTCGTCTCTGATTTGCGTCTCTGATTATCCGAGCTTTTCTGCGGGAACGCTATCCACGAGGGTTGCGTTGGTTTTGCGTTGGGTGTGTCAAAATGACCATTTGACCCCTTGTTAATAAGTTGTGGATAACCTGTGGATAACTTGTCAATAAATTTTTGGTTTTGCTTGTGGATAACTTGTTAATAACTTGTGGATAACTTTCGCTTGTGGATAACTTGTTAATAACTTTTCAATAATGATTTTTTATATAAACTATGTTTTTATATTATGGTTTTACTATGGCAGGAAAATTTTTTAATCATAATGATTTTTTAATTTAGTTATAAAATTAAATTATATTTGTTCGGTAGCGTGAACGGTTTTTAGAACGGCGAAAATAGAAACGGTTTTTTTTTTGTTCAGTAAAAAAAAATCGGAAGCGAAAACGGAAACAAAAAATTTTTTCCTTTTTATATTGCTATTCTTTTCTATATATAGTATATTGACAATATACTTTATTAAAAGGAAGGTAAAAAACAAATGGAAGGTTTACAAACAAAAATCAACGATTTAAGGGAAAAGTTTTATTTCAAGTTTTATGGCTTGTTTGAAAAAATCAAGTTATCAAAAAATTTTGAAGCTTGTTTTTTTAATGGTGTTTTTGACATTTTGAACAAAAAGAACAATGAAATAAAATATATTTGTTCGGCGAATAATCAAGGTTTTGGATTTTTCAAAACTAAAGAAAACGAAATGTTCGAATATTATGTTTTTGATGATTGCTCTATTTCAAACGAATTAAAAAACTTAAATAAATTTGTTTCTACAATTTTTCCGATAAAAGATGAAAACGGCGTTTTTTGTTTTTATTCTAATAAAGGATTTATGAGAACAAATGTTAAAATAAAAGATATTAAAATAATTAAACTTTATAGTGAAATCGGTTTAGATTGTCCAGAATTGTTAAACGAAATAAAAGAAATAATCATAATTGATAAATCAAACATTGAAACAACGATTGTTTTCTAAAAAGGTAGGTAAAAATTGAAAAAAATTGACTATGGATAACGGAAGCGAAAACGGATTAAAAAAATGGCAAGCGAAAAAAAATTAAAAAGGTAGGTAAAAAATTTATGTGCATAATTTGTGTAAAAAACGGAAATAAAAAAATTCCAAAACAATGGATTAAAAACTGTTGGGATAACAACAACGATGGAGCCGGAATTATTTGGTTGGAAAACGGCGTTTTTCATTTTCAAAAAGGTTTTGACAATTACCACGATTTCAAAAAATTTTGGGATAGAAAAAGCGATAGTAAAATATCGGCGTTTCATTGTAGAATTGCAACGCACGGAGGCGTCAAGCCGTTGTTAACACACCCGTTCTATATTGATAGAAGCGAAAACGAATTAAACGGTTTTGGTGATTTAGCGATGCACAACGGCGTTTTATCGGAAAAGGTTTATAAAGATTATTTTACCGATAGCGATAGTGATACATCGGCTTTTTGCAAAAAAATATTTGTTGAAAATCTATCAAATAAAACCATAGAAAAGGAAACAGAAACAAGCCGTTTTGTTATCTTTAGAAACGGTAAATTTAAGTTATTCGGGAAATGGATTTATGAAAACGGCGTTTTCTTTTCAAATGATAGTTATTCTTATGAAAAACCAAAATATAGTTATTTCGGAAAATCGGATTATAACAAATATTCTTTTTATCCTATAAATTGGTACGGCGACAAAATCGTTGATATAAACGGAAACGAAATTAAAAACACAAAAAATCTTTATAGTGATGATGGGTTTACTGTTTACGAATACTACAACGGAAAGTATAAAATGAGAAAAGATTTATTTATTGATGATGATTTTAACTATAACAATTATGGTTTAATGGATAACGAAAGATAAAAAACAAATAAAAAAAGGTAGGTAAAAAATGAAAAATTATTTAGGTAGAGAAACAGAAAATTTAACTTTCAATCGTGGTGAGAATTGCGAAAATTGCGAAAATTACGGTGTTTGTAAATTTAGCGATAACGAAAATGGCGTTTGTCCGTTGTGGTCTATGGATTGGGAAAATTTCACAATTTGCGATAATTGCAATAATATTGTTAATCGTGAAGATATAACACACACAAGCGACACAGATTGTGATTACTGTTGCGATTGCAACGGCGATTTATATTATTGTGAGGACTGTTGTGAGTATTTTGAAAATAGCGATAGCGTTTATTATATCGAAAATCGTAATTGTTATGTTTGTTCGGATTGCTATGAAAATGATAACTATTTTTATTGCGATGATTGCGGAAGCTATTATAGTGGTTATTCCAACACGGCGTTAAATTCCTATAATGACGAAATAACATTATGCGACAGCTGTTTTGAAAATTGCAATTATTGTGATGATTGCGACATTTATTATATCGGCGATTTTTGCCCTAATTGCGAAAATGAGAAACGAAAGTTAATTAAAAATTATTCCTATAAACCAACACCGTTGTTTTTTGGTGATTACAATAAATTAAACTATGGTGTGGAATTGGAAACAGAACAAAACCCTTATGATTTTGCAAGCGAATTGACAAACAATGAAAAAGTTAAAAATCACATTTATTGCAAGCGTGATGGAAGCTTGGATAATGGCGTTGAAATTGTTTCCCATCCAGCCGATAAAAACAGCTTGTTAGATATTTACAAAACCGTTATGGAAATAGGATTAAACAATGGTGTTGTTTCGTGGAATAATTCGAATTGCGGTTTACATATCCACATATCAAGAGAGCATATATCAAAATTTGCAAAAACCGATAATAAACAGTTAATCGAATCAGTTATAACCTACGCTTTCGGTAAATTTCAAAATTTATGGGAAAAGATAGCGGGGAGAAAAGGTAATCACTATTGCGAATATCGATATTTTGACAATTTGACAGATTGTTTTGAACATCAATATAATTTTGATTATGATAGATATAAAGCCGTTAATACTTGCAATGAAAACACCATCGAAATAAGAGTATTTAAGGGAACATTAAAATTTGAAATGTTCAAATTGCGTTTCGATTTTTTGGAAGCGTTTATTTTAGGATTGTGCGATATTATCAAAGCAAATAACAATAGCTATGATATTTATAAGAATGTTGAAGCTATTGGAAAAGCAATAGATAACGCAAGTATTTTTGATATTATCGGCGAAAACAACGAAAACGATTTAATAGGTTATGTTGAAGATTGTTTATCAAAAATAAATCGGTAAAAAAAGGTAGGTGAGAAATGAGAAAAAAACTAAAATGATTTTGCGTTTGTTGTTGTGGTTGTTCATCGAATTGCCATTAAAAATAATTTGTTGGTGTTTCCTTGCCATAAGTTATTTTTTAATGTGTTTATCGAAATTGAAATAACCAAAACGGTAGGGATTAAAACCTACCGTTTTTTTTTTGTTCAGTAAAAAAAAATCATTAAAGAAACGGAAGCAAAAAACCGATAAAAGAATATCAAATAAAAAAGGTAGGTAAAAACAAAATGTTTACAATGAGAATTGAAAACGGTTTAAGAATTGCAACGGTAAAAATTACAATCAGTTTTGAAAAGTTAGAAAAATTATATCAATTATGGAAATGGGATTATTTAGAATATGAAAACTAAATAAAACAATCATCAGTAAAATTAAATCGGTAGTAAAAAACAAGCTACCGATTTTTTTTTATAATGTGTTGCGATCCATAGCATATAAAAAATTGAAGCTGTGAAGAAGCTGTAAAACCACCGAAACAAAAAATAAAGATAAATCTATATAATACAACGATTTAACAAATAAACCGATAACAAATAAATATAAACATTTTTGAAAATCATTTCAAAACCGTTAAAAACAAGCCATATTTGAACGATTTAACATAAGATAATATAAAATCATTATTAACATATAAAACTATCCCTTACACCGTTAAATTTTGCTCTAAAATGAAAATATAAATAAAATTGTATAAAAGAATTATGGAAAAACACCAAAAAAGCATATAAAACACCAAAACACCATATAACGATTTTTATATTTAGGATTGCCATTTATATAATAGAAGATAACCAAAAAGGAAACGGAAAAGCAAATATATAATAATATGGTGGTTTTGTAATGGGATTTATAATTTTAACTCATAATCACAAACACCACCAACGCTATATAAACGCAACGAAAAAAGCATAGTAAACCATAACAAAAACGAATAATAAAACCGTTTCGCTATCCCATAAAACCGAAAAACTATACACAAGTTATCCACAAGTTATGCACCATTTATCCCCTGGTGGATAACTATGGAAGGAAATTGGTATAGCGTAGGTTTTTTTATGGGGGTAGGTATTGTCTATCTCCACAAATTCCCCTATTTTTGGCAATCTGGCTTCATTCTATATAATGCAGATTCCCTTTCCATAATACATACAATAGAGCAATAAAAGCATATAATAGACAATTCTCTTCTATTATATATAAATAGGGTTCAAGAGCTATGAGGATTGTCGTAGAGAGAGGTTTTAGGTGTATATGGGGAATTTATATGGGTATAGGAATTTTTGTTTTGAGAAAGTGCTTCTGAAGTTTTTGGGGTATTTTGGCATATAGGGTTATATTCATAGTATACTTATTATTGATTTTAGTATATTTTTCATTGGTATAAACTCATAACCAATGAATTTTGAGTTTGTTTCTATCAGAGGGTTTGCGAGAAAAAAATTCAATTTCTCCCGTGTGGAAAAAAATTTTCTCGTGTTGGTATTATATTTTAGATATATTTTCGTTCAAATCTTTATCTTGGCTTGTATAATATAGTGTAGAGGAGAAAATTTATGAAAGCTAAATTCAAAGTGATTGACAATGGGTATAGGTGCAGAAAGTCTTATAAAGGTTTCGGTTGGCTTATAGAAGGTAATGATTCTTCTGACGCTCCTTCCGATGTCCGTGCTTTCCACAACTATATAATTAAAGTGGATAAGAAGACTTTTGATAAAGCAAGTGATTTTGACGATACTTTCCTCAAGATAAATTATGTCAAGGATTTTTATTTGGGTTTCTCCAATGCGAGGGAAGCTAAATTGTGGTGTGAGAGGAATCCGAGAGTATGAGTTTTGATTTAAGCAAAGTTTATACTTGTGTTAATGCAGATGAGCTTGAGAAAGGCGATAAGGTCTTGGTAGGCAATTCACTCAGAGAGCTTAAGAACAAGTATTATTTCACCAGCACGCTTCTTTATAGTGATTATATTTTCACCATAGAAGAGATTATGTATGAAAGTTGTGAGAAGAGATTTATGATTGAAGAAGAGGATTTTGATGGCAATTCCTTGTTCTCATTGGCTTATCTGATTGAAAGGAAAAAATAATTTTATTTATATAATAGGAGAAAATTTATGTTTATGACCGAGAAGGAGATTCTTGCTCAGAAGAGGATTGCCTTGAATGAGTATGAGACAGAACACGGTAAGATTTCTCTCACCAAGGAGAATCTGTTTATGGAAGCCTATGAGAGAGCCTTGAGGTTTCTGCTTGAGGAAGGAAAAGCGAATGGAAAAGGTTGATTCCTTCAAGTGTGGCGTTTATTCGCTTAGGAGAAAGGAGAATGACCCAAAGATTGTGAGGGTGATTCGGACTAAGAAGGATTATGATTATTATAAAAATAAGCTTAAATATGCTTATATCGAGTTTCTGAGGGAGGTTACTGCTTGAGGAAAGGTTATAACGATTGGGAAGTCTACTACGAGAGAGTATATAATTATATGCGTGGTAGGCTCGGTGAGGTTTGTGTTGTCAATTCAGAGACAATAGAGAAAGATTGTGGTGTTCCTCATACAAGAGGTAACTCAATGTTGAGAAGAATCATAATCACAGTCTGCGAGAAATATAATATTCCAATCGTAAGTAACATCAAGGGTTATTTTGTCGCACAGAGCAAAGATGAGCTTATGAACTATCTTATGAACCTTGAGCTTCGTATAAGGGGAATCATTGAACGGAAGGATACACTCTTGAGGTCTTTTGAATCTTATAATGATTTATAGAAGATTTTTCTTGAATATCTTGGGTTTACTTTGTATAATTTAAGATATAAAAGGAGATTTTATGTCAGTAAAGAAAGGCGATATAAGAGGAAGTTATCTGAAAGACGGTGAGCTTACCTTGCCTGAGGTGAAGCAGTTTCTTCCTGAGAATATGAGACACATAGAGGGTCTTAGTGTAAGTGAGTATAAATTTGTTGCTGTGTATTGTGCCAATGGTTTCGATATGGTTGATGCTTGTCGTAAATCGGGATATGTGTGTAATTCCACTCAGGAGTACAGGGCACTTGGAAATTCCCTTCTCACCAAGGAGGAGATTGTCGAAGCAATCAAGTTGTATGTCCAGACCATCATAAAGCCATATAGGGACAGGTTGGAGTATGAGCTTCTCAATATCTATTATAAGAGAGCCACATATAAGGTCGAGTATTTCTACGATAACAATTATGTGTTCCTTCCTATTGATAAGGTGCCAGAGGAGTGGAGGTGCTGTGTCGATGGTGTGAAGCAGGGTAAGTTCGGTCTTGAGCTTATTCTTCCTAATAGAGATTTGGCACTTCAAGCCTTGAACAAGTTTGTGAATGGGCAGAATGTGGATTCCTCTGTGCTTCCAGATGAAGCCAAGAAGAAGATTCAGAACATATATAATGTCATAAAGACTGAGAATGTCACTTTCAAGCCTGTGAATGTGAAGGAGAGGAAGGTCAATGCTTCAGACTGAAAGCAAGAGGGTATATCGGTTTCTTGATGAGCAGGCTCTTGAGAGGGAGAGGACAAAGTGCTTTATGGCTCTTGTCAATGCTGTCACACAGAGGGCAGTAGACGATTATCTTGAGAACAATGAGTACGCTTATTCAGCTTGGAAGTTCCTCAAGAGGTCTTTTCCCAAGCTCAAGGATTTGAAGAAACCTGATTTGGAGAAGACAAGGAAGCAGACATATCTGTATGAGAATGAGGAAATCACGATATTTTAGATTAAATAAGACAAATTTTCATTTCAGAATGTATAATAAGGTGTAGGTCGGTAGGACTTATATAAATTAAGATAAAAAGGAGAAAACGGATGGTTTATAAGAATTTTGATACTGTCGAGAAGGCAGAGAAGTACCTCGGTGCAACAGTAAAGGATTTGACAGGGAAGGAGTACAAGGTTGAGAAAGCAGAGCTTCTTGAGAAGGAAGGTCTCGTTCTGTTCACCCTTGTAGGTAATGATGACGGTAAGAAGTATGGTCTGACAGACCACCCTAAAGTGAGCACACTTGAGGGACACCCTCTCGGAGAGATTGATGTCCAGGCTATGGAAGAGCACATCAAGGGTTTCCTTGACATCGCTTCTTATTCCCATTATGAAGCCACTCACGACAACACTCTTTCCGTGACACTTAAGAAACTTCTTCTTGAGAGAGTTGACGCACTCCACAATGTAGTGAAGAATGAGGAGAAGATTCTTGAGGAAGTCAAGAAAATGACAGAAGAAAAAGCGTCTTAACAGTTTTCTACGCTTTAATCATAAGAAAATTGATTACCTGCCTTTCCCACCTCGCAAGGGGTGGGTTTTTTATTGTCTTGGACTTGATTTAATGATTTAGGTTGGTATATACTTGTATTGTAAGGAATTGTGTCTTGGAAGAGAATACAAGTGTATATACAGACGATTTTCTCAAGGAAGTCTTGGACAGACCACATCTTTTAGGGTGGCTTATGGGCAAGGACAAGCTCAATCCCTTGCACTCAGAATGGATTAAGTATTGTTGGGACTGTGATGAACCTCGTGCTCTTATGGCGTTCCGTGGTGGCTACAAGTCAACTGCCATAGATGTCGTGGGCATAGTGAGGTGGTTCTTGTTAAGACCTAACGAAAGAATAGCTATAATAAGAAAATCTTTCGTGGATTCTTGCACCATTGTATCAGCAGTAAGACAGGCGATGGAGTTGCCAGAGGTCAAGGAATTATTTAAGCTTGCCCACGGGTTCTATCCTAAATTAACTATGTCGAGAGACGGAAAGCTCAAATACAATTTCAAGACTACTATCACTCCTGAGGTTTCCCTCACAGCACACGGTATTGATTCCTCACTTACAGGTATGCACTATGACAAGATTATATGTGACGATATAATCACGCTTAGGGATAGGCTCTCAAGGGCAGAGAGGGAGAGAACCAAGGAAGCAGTAAGGGAGTTGGCTACAAACATCATTGACCCGAACAAAGGTTCTATGTGGATTGGAACACCTTGGCACTCAGACGATGCTTGGCAGGACATAAACAACTTCTGTGATATTGCTATGTACCCTATGTCCAAGTACAATTTCTTGGGTGACGAGGTGTATGAACAGAAGAAAAGAACAACCACACCATTCCTTTTTGCTTGCAACTATGAGCTTGAGATTAGGAGAGACGAGAGAAGCCTTTTCTCAGACCCAAGATATATAGACACTTGGGATTATTCCAAGAAAGCTATCGCACATCTTGATTGTGCTTATGATGGAGACCATTTCAACGCACTCACAATCATTTCTCCTCTTGATAACGCAGATTTCACTAAGGCAAAGCAGTTCCAAGTCGTAGGTAAATGCTATGCTGGAAATGTCAAGGAATGGATTGACGAAATAGCGAGGTATTATAATCTTTATAAATGTGATAAGATATTCTTGGAGACAAACCCAGACAAGGGTTATACTGCCACTAAATTGCAAGGGAAGGGTCTTTCAACTCAGACTTATTTTGAGAATGAGAATAAGCATATAAAGATTTCGACCAACCTTTATGATTATTGGGGTAAGCTTGGGTTCT